ATTGTGTAACTTATACTTATTTGAAATATTATTACATTCAAAGAATTCAAGATGCAGGTGCTTACACAAATCAAGCAGATTTACCATATAGATTTTTGCCATGTATGGTTTCAGGACTTGCTTTTTATTTATCACAAAAATATGCACCAGATAGAATACAAGCTTTAAAATTACTTTACGAAGATGAATTAGAAAGAGCTTTACAAGAAGATGGTCAAAGAACATCTTTATATATTTCACCATTTACTTACTTTGGAGATAGATACTAATGGCATTTGCAAGAGGTAAAAGATCACTAGCTATATCAGATAGATCAGGAATGCAATTTCCTTATCTTGAAATGGTTAAAGAATGGAATGGTTCTATAGTACACATATCTGAATATGAACCAAAACACCCACAATTAGATCCACCTTATCATCCTGCTGACCCACAAGGTTTAAAACGTCCAAGAGCAGATATAAGACCAGGTGGAGGTTGTTTAGTTCAATTAGATTTATATTACTGGCCAGGTCAGTATGAAACAGTGTCAAACAGCTTACAACCAGGAATAAGTGGAGATACTATAAATACAAAAAGATCAGCTTACTCAGGTGTAGGTGATGTAACTATAAGTATTACATAAATGACATACGCAGAATTAGTACAAAAGATTAGAGATTATACAGAAGTAGGATCTGAAGTTTTAACATCTACTATTGTTAATGGTTTTATTAGAGATGCTGAATTTAAAATATTTAGAGAGGCAGATGCCGATTACGCGCGCGAGTACGCGACTTCTACTTTTACAACTAATAATAAATACTTATTACTTCCGGATTCACCACAATCTTCAGGTTCTACAACTTCAAGAAGAGCTTTAATTGTTAGATCAGTTGTTGCTACGAATAGTTCTTCTGTTCAAGTGTCATTAGAACCAAGAGATGATACATTTATAACGGAATATAATTCAACAGGTGCTACTGGTTTTCCTAAGTATTATGCTACGTTTAGAGAAAATGCTATAGAAGTAGCTCCTACACCAGATACAGCTTATGTTGTTACCCTAGACTATATTTATACACCTGATGGCTTAAGTTCAACAAACACAGAAACATATATTTCTGTAAATGCTCCAGAATTATTATTATATGCATGTTTAGTAGAAGCTTTTGCATACTTAAAAGGACCTATGGATATGTACAAACTATATCAAGAGAAGTATAATGAGGCATTACAAGGATTTGCGTTAGAACAAACAGGAAGAAGACGCAGAGACGAGTATCAAGATGGAGCATTAAGATTAAAATTAAATTCTCCATCACCATAATAAATTTATAGGAGAATAATTATGACATTAGGAATAGACCAAGCGGTTTGTAATAGTTTTAAATCACAACTGTTAGATGGAGATCACGATTTTTCAGCATCAGGTGGAGACACTTTTAAATTAGCACTTTACACATCAGCTGCAACATTAAATGCAACAACGACTGTATATACTTCAACAAACGAAGTTGGTGACACAGGAACATATTCTGCGGGTGGCGGAGTATTAACAGGACAAACAGTTTCATTAGATGGTTCAGTAGGAATAGTAGATTTCGCAGATTTATCTTTTACAGGAGTTACACTAAGTGCATTGGGTGCAGTAATTTATAATACTTCATTCGGTAATAATGCAGCAGTGTGCGTATTAGATTTCGGTGCTGTTAAAACTGCAACATCAGGAACATTTACAATTTTATTTCCAGCGTTCACAAGTTCAGCAGCTATATTAAGAATCGCTTAATTTTAGGAGGGCCAGGTGGCGGATATTACAGTAGAAGTAACGTCACCAGGTCTAGTAGCCTATGGATCAGGTTCATGGGGTTCTAATACCTATGGTGGATTTGATCAAATAGATGTAACTGTAAGTTCAGTAGATGCTTTTAACACCGAAGGTTGGGGAAGGTTAACTTGGGGCTCATTAGTTTGGGGTCAAGATTTTGAAGACGTAGCAGTTTCTGTTACAACACCAGATACACCAACAACTTGGGGACAATCTACATACGGAAATTATTCTTGGGGACAAATTACTGGTGCTCAAATAGAAACTGGTGAAGAATCAATTGAAGCTGGTGCTAGCGTAATTCTATCTACAAATTTATTAACTTTAACTGTTGATGTAGTTTCTGCACAAGCAAACTTTGTAATTGAAGCTACTGGTGTTGAATTAAATTCAACTGTTAATTCTGTTTTTGCTGGAGAAAATGTAATTGTAGAAGTTACAACTCCTGGTGCTCCAACAACATGGGGACAAGGAGCTTTTGGACAATATGCTTGGAATCAAATTACTGTTTCTTCTGTTGATTTAGGTGATGAATCTATTGAAGGCACAGGAATTGTTAATTTAACAGGAGTACAATTAAATGTAACAACTGCTTCATTGATTGGAATTGCATTACCTACTACTTGGGGATTTCAGACATGGGGTAGTAATTCTTGGCAACAAACTAACAACTTCATAATAGGAGATGCAAATGTTACCCCTCTTACAAATATTATAAGTGTAGCAGTAAACTCAATATCTTCTACAATAGACGTTGATGTTGAGTTAACATCTCCTGGTAATTTACCTTGGGGTTCAGCTAGTTGGGGTTATGGCACTTGGGGCAATATTGGAGGTATGTTTATATCTCAAGGTGCTGAAGAAGAGGCTATTCCTTCCATAGAAGTAGATGTAATAGGTAATCAACTAAACACTACAATTGGAATATATTCTATTACAGCTGATGCTAATTTAACATTAAATACTAATTTATTAACAGTAGGTTTAGGTGATGAAGATGCTGTGCCAAATACTCTTGTTTCAGTATCTACAAATTTATTAAATATAAGCGTTGGAGCTGCCTCTGGTGAAGTTTTATCTACAGTAAGCGTGACTGGTGTAAATATGACAGCTTCTACAGGACGTTTATTTATAGCTGCTTGGGCTGTTGTAGATATAGGGGTAACTAATACTTGGAGTGTGGTTGACATAGCTGCTTAATGAAACTAAAATTAGATATATTTAAAATTTAAAGAGGAATTTTTATGCCATCAACGTATTCTACAGATTTAAAACTTGAGCTAATGGCTACGGGTGAAAACTCGGGCACATGGGGAACAAAAACTAATACAAATTTAGAGCTTTTACAACAAGCTATTGCAGGTTATCAATCAATAGCGCTTACATCAACTAACACAACTTTAGCGATGACTGATGCTACAATATCAGATGCTAGAAATGCTGTTATTAAATTTACAGGAACATTAGCAGCTAATGCTACAGTATTTGTTGCTTCAGGAATTGAAAAAACTTATATTATAGAAAACGGAACAACTGGTTCTTATACACTTGCTTTAAATCAAGTAGGTGGTGCTTCTGCAATATTTGGTGCTTCAGATAAAACTAGTAAATTAATTTACTTAAATGGAACAGACGCAGTAGATTTAGGAATTGTAAATTTAACTAATCCTGTAACATTAACTAATAAAACTTTAACAACACCAACTCTTACTTCACCTATCATTGATGTTATTGATGACAGCAACGGTAATGAAGAAATTATATTTACAACAACTGCATCAGCAGTTAATGAATTAACTGTAGCTAATGCTGCAACTGGAAACAATCCAAACGTTTCAGCATCAGGTAGTGATGATAATGTTGGAATTAATTTAACACCAAAAGGAACAGGTGCAATAACATTTAATGGTACTGGTAAAATTCAAGCAGTAAAAGAAAAAGTAACTGTAACTGCAGTTGCAACAACTGGAACTACAAACTTTGATTTTTTAACTCAAGCTGTTCTTTATCATACAACAACGGCAACAGGAAACTTTACAATAAATTTAAGAGGTAGTTCATCTACAACTCTTAATAATATGTTATCTGTTGGCGAATCTGTAACAGGTGCTTTTTTAAATACTAACACTACTTTTTATGTTTCAACTATAACAATAGACGGTTCGTCTACTAACGTTACGCTTGAATATCAAGGTGGAACTGTACCAAGTTCAGGTAATGCAGGTATTGATACTTATACATTCACTGCAATTAAAACATCAACAACACCAGCATATACAATTTTAGCAACACAAACACAATTTAATTAGGAGATTTTGTAATGCCTTTATTAAATACAAGAGGTGGAGCTACAGCAAGAGGATTTGGTTTTTCAGGTCGTAGTGTGCTTCCATATATTTCAGCCTTAGGCGGAACAATCTTGACAAGTGGTTGTTATAAAACTCACGTTTTTACAGGGGATGGCACATTTACAGTTACAAATGAAGGAACACCATTAGGCTCTAACACAGTAGAATATTTTGTAATTGCTGGCGGTGGACCGGGTGGTGGACCATATAGAGGAGCCGGTGCAGGTGGTGGTGGATTTAGAACAAATTATCCTTCTCCAGCTTTTGCAGGAACTCCTGTAATTTATACTTCTTACCCAATTCAAGTTGGTGCAGGTGGAGGAAGTCCATCTAATAGGTATACGGATTCAACTCCATCTATTTTTAGTACAATTACTTCAACTAGAGGAGGATCGCACGGACAACCTGGAGGATCAGGCGGAGGAAATAATGGTACATCAGGTCAAGGAGATGG